GTACGTGTGGTACTCGTTTACCTGATACCCTGCGCCGGAAGCGTCATCGCTCAATGCGTCCTGCAATGTTTTCTGGTAGAGTTCATAGGCCATCCGTGCCCGTGAGTCCTCTCCGGTCAGGGAAATACCCACCTGTGAAGCCACAAGGTAGGATAGTGCAGTCCTTGCCTTAGCCGTCCACGTGTTCAGGTCGTCGTTGCTGTAGATGTAGCAGATGTATATGGACGAGTCGTTGCAATGTATCTGGTCTCCTATGACGAGCCAATCGTCGGAGCCGTAAACCGCCTTCTCCCTGTCCTTGACGAGTCTTACAAAGTCGTCAGGGAACTCGAAGGCGTAGGAATAGTCATGGTTGGGGGACGTTGTTTCCGCCGTAAGGGTCGCGAGTTTCTTGGCGAAAGACCAGTCACCCTCGGAGAGAAATTCCTCAAGGCAGTCGTCATATACGGTGCTACAGACCCTCGCCCTCTTGTTGTCGTCAAGAAGCGTGGATATAGTGTCCTGTCCGAGGAAGACCAACGCCTTGTTGCAAATGGTTACTGAATCCGCCATACACTACTCACCACCGTTCAGCCAATCTATTGTAGGTTCACCGAAGAACTCTCCCGTCCACCCGGACAATGAGCGCACCTTCGGTTTGAACAAAGCCGTGTTATCCGTCCAGTGCCAGTGGATTCCCCTAACCCCGAAGTCAAAGTGGGGATGTGTTTCAAGGTCATCCCAGTAATGACCAGTGTCATCCTCTGGGCATCCTGCGAGGCAGATGCGCCTGTATCCCATCGCTATTGCTATGACCACCCCGAAGTTGCCGGACAGGTTGGGCTTGAAGTTGCGTATCAGTTTCCACACCCTGTCGGCGGGATCGCCTGCGGAGTGCGTAATAAAGTCCCTATGGTTCAGTTTTGCCTTGCGCAAGTCCCTGTAGATGTTCACCCTGCCTATGTCGTAACATGCGGCGTGTGTGGCGTAGTACCCCTTCTTCATCGGGTAGTGGACTATGGCATCGTTGAGAAGCATCACGTCGGAGTGGACGTTTATCTTCCAGTACCGTTTCAGGTCTTCCCATACGCACCTGCCACAGCCGACCACCAACAGAGGTTTGTCGCCAGTGACCGTATGTGGTGGCGAGGCTCCTTCGCCAATGACTCCGTTGGAACACCATGTCTCCGCCATAAGATCTCCAATAAGTTGAAAGGGGGGCCGAAGCCCCCCATTGTCGTTAGTCCTGCACGTACCAGACGAACATCTTGATGGTGCCCGTCATAGCCTTGGTTCCCGTGGTGACTATCATGTACTCGTCCGCATCGAGCGGTTCGCCGAGGTTGTCCAGTACATTGAATGTTGCCGAACCTGCGGCGACCCCGACAGCAGTCTTGGTCATGTACTCGTCCGCATCGGTTCCGTCTCCGACTTCGAGAGTGCCCCCCGTAGTACCGAGGTCGTCAAACCAGACCTCGCCACGTATAATCCTTGCGCCCTTTGGAACGAAGCACATGGATATCGTGGAGCCGGCAGTTACAGCCGAAGCCTCGTAAGAGTCATAGGAACATTTCACCCTTGCGCCCCATTCGCCGGGGTCAAGCATTGTCCCTGCCTTCTCAAGAGTCCTGTGTACACCGTAGTAAGTACCCATCAGTTAATCCCCCTTCCCCTTTACGTTATTACTCGGAGCAAAGAATCTTGCCGACTGCAGTCTCGTTCATGCGAGTGGAACCCATAGTGAGAGAAGCCTGAACGAGTATTGCGTTCCCCTTCTGGGGTATCGGGTCGATGGCAACCTGAATGTCCTGACCCATACCGAGAAGCAGACCGCTCTTGTGCCAGTACAGGCACTCACGGTAGGTACTTTCATCGGTGGAGAGGCGGTTGCTCATGATGAACTTGAATCCGAGGAAGGTATCAACCTCACCGGAAACAAGAGCCTTCACGCTGTTGTAGTCCGAAGACGTGATGGCGGTTGCGGAAAGCAGTTCGCTCAACTGGAGCGGAGAGATGGCGATAAACCTATCGTTCAGAGGCACGTCATTCTCGTCGAGGAGCCTCTTGGCGTAGCGGAGTTTCGCCACGTTCATCCCTGTTGCGCCGGAACCACTGTCACGAACAGTTACCGCCACGGTCATATTGCTGTCGTAACTGGTGGAGGTTGCGCCAGTCTCGCCCGTGTAGGCGGTGCCGAGTGCGGCGGCTACCACGGAATCGTCGATAGACCTGTTGAGAGCCATTACGTGGTTCATGGCATACTCGTTCATCGGGTTGTTGAGTATCCTGATGAGGTCTTCCTTGTCGATGTAGTCGGCAACGTACTTGTCAACCATCGACACCCGTCTCCTTGCATGGGGGGTATCGGTGATAACAAGGTCAGCGTGCCTTGTGGTCTTGGTCTGCGCTGTAGTCGCAGTTATCTGGTCAAAGAAACCGTACTTTGCGTTTACGGTCTCAACTCTTACCGCAGGCCGGAAAAGAGACTGACTCTGCTGAAACAGAATCTCAATGCCGGACTTATACTGTTGCACCATTGCTGTGGTTATCTGTGAACTCACTTTGCGTCACTCCCAGTGAAAGATTTTGTGTTGCATCTTTCGCCAGGGTGTCCTCCATAGAAGGGCCTGACTGCCGTTTTACGTCCGTGTTAGGACGGCCTGACTTTCGGCTAGCAACGGGCCTTTAGGGGAAAGGGTGTCCGTGGTAAATGCCGTTAAATTGTATCCTTATCGAATGCACTTGTCAAGATCCAACCACTCCTTTCCTACTCTGTCGGGAACGCCCTTTCGTGGAGGATGCGGAACTGCTCTACAGCCTCACGGTGTCCCGGTGACATCTTGTCGTTAAGTTTCTGTATAAAGGATGCGTCGCCCTTGAGCCTTGTAATCTCCGCCTGCGCTGATTCGACAACCGTGGTTGAATCGGGAAGGGCCTTCAGCGTGTCTTCCCCCATCATCTTGCCGAGCCTGTTGAAGAGTTTTACGATGCGTGGGTCGTTGCCCAACCCCTCATTGAGCAATTCCATCTGCTCTTCATCACACAGCGACCTTACCGCTCTCTTGGCGACTGCTACCTCCCTGTCAAAGGCTGTACCCCAATCCTTCTTGAGTGCTTCCACGCCCTCCGTGATCTCCGCCTGCCGTGAGGACTGCATCTTCTCAACGGCTCTTTCTGTGGCTTCGTTCCAGAAGGACAGAAGCCCGTCAACCTGCTGTTGGTTGAGTCCGCTCCTGTGAGCCGCATCCTTGAAGGACTTGAGGAAATCACCATCGGCGTTCTCCAACTCCACCTTGTATTCATCGGGAGTCTTCGGGCGACCAACGGCATCAAAGAAGGATTCCCATTCGGACGGGTCAGCGTCCTGCTTCGGGACTACAACCTTGTCCCTGCCTATCATCTTGACGGCGTTCACGAGACCCTTAGCCGCCTCTTCAACGGTCTTGTACTTCTGCACCGTTGGCTCGTTCTTCAATTCCTCCGGCAATGATTCGTACCAGGGGGTCTCCGCCGTATCCTGTGTTTCCTCACCGCCGAGAAGATTCTCTTCTGCGACAGGTGTCCCTTGTTCGGGGCTGTCAATCATTCGTCAATACCTCCGTTTGTATGTTTTCGTAACTGTCGCCAAGCATGTCTAGGATGTGCAACACCACCTCCTGAAATGCGATATTCCTGTCGGTATCCCGAAAGGACATGCCGTTGTATGGCGACTTACCCCACATGCAGTACTGCTTGATATCCTCAAGCACACGCATTCCAGCCTCGCTTGTGAACGCTACATGGTAGTCAACCCTTAGGTCGTCTAATACACGTTTAGCCATTACATGCCTCCGGTGAGTTTATCCATGTCCATCTGTGATGCGTCCTTCCCTGCCTTTGCCGCATCCTTGGCAATAGCCGCAATCTGCGCCATCTGTTGCATATTCTGACGCTCCTGCCTTATCTGCGCCACCTGTTCGGGGTCACGTATGAGTTTCTGCGGCAACCCCGTAGTCCTCCCGATGTGCCGTGCTATCTCGTCCGTGTCGTAGTTATCGAGTATGTCGGGCACGGCTTCGGTAAACGGCCCCACCAATCCCATGGCCTTCTGTATCGCCATGATGTCGGAAGTCCTCTGCGCCCTTGCCATCGGTGACTCGTACTCAACCTTCACGTAACCCCCGGCCTGTGCTATCTGCGGAGGGGGAGGCGGTATCTTCCCACGGCGAAGAAGTATCCCGTACGCCCTCATTACCAGAGGCTCAAGGAACTCATGCTGTAGCCGTGAATAGGTCGGGCCGAGTATCCGCATGTTCTCCTCTACCCTCTGCATTACCTCCGTGGCTGTCATCCTGTCCGCACGTATCAAGTTGATGGCATCGTAGAAGAATGTGTCGTTGATGCTGTTCTTAACCTTCTCAAGCAGAGCGTCCGTGACGGGGATAGACCTTCCGTCCACTATGTAGAGCGGTTCAAGTTTCGCCGCCCCCCTTGCCCTCTGGTTGATATGAGCAGGCGATGTGTTGACGGGGTTCAGGTACGACTTGTATTCCATGTCGATGGGGGGGCGTATGATTATCTCCGCCGCTTCAAGGATGTCCTTGGTCATGGCGTTGGCGGTCTTTATGTCCGGCAACCCCTCCATGCCAGGGCCTCTTCCCCATATCTCTCCGCTAGCGGTAGCCCACCGTGTAACGTAGGCGGGGAACTCGTAGTACCCCGACTCCTTCAGCAGGTGCTTCCACTGTGTCGCTATCCACACGGAAGCGAACGGCTTGTCCAGTTTGTTGTACTTGTCGTAGTCATCCTTCGGGAACACGGCGTGTATGAGTTGTATCCCCTCTTCGGGCTTCTTCTCCGCAAGTTCACGTATCTTGTCGTTGCATGCCTCTTCCCCAAAGTATTTCAGCGTGTTCCTCGCCGACATCTCAAACTCCCTGTGAAGCACATCGATGTACCCCTTGTGGTTCTCAAGGACGGCGCATTGTATCAGGGGGAGCGTGTGAAACACGAAGTCCGGCCCCTCGTCGCCGTCGTTCTCCTCGTGGAATAAAACCCCCGTCCCCAGAGAGGGAAGGTCAAGGTAGAACTCGTGCGCCTTCGTGTGGAAGTTGGAGTCGTTGATAGCGTCCATGATGAGTTCGGTCACATGCTCCACCCACATGAGTATGTTGTGATCTTCCATGAGGCTGAGCGGAGATATCTTCAAGGACAGCCACTTCTGCGAAGGGTTGGTGAGCATGGAGTGAAGGGATGCGGCAAGACGGGCATTGGCACGGGGAGCCGTGGAATCGTAAATCTCCCCCCTGCGCTTTGCCCCCTTGCTCTTGAAATAAACATTGTGCCGTGGAACTATCCTGTTGGAGATCTCGTCCCAATGGGATTCCCACGGTGCACGCAGTTCCTTTATCCTTGTGTGCCTCTCAAGCACCT